ATGGATCAATATTTTCTCCTTCCATATACTCTTCTTCAAGAGAATAAGAAGTTTCATCATAATGATCATCTGTATAAATTTCAGTTTTCATCAAATGGAATCTTGTAGCAAGTTCTTCGCCATGATAAAATACATAAAGAGCCCAAAGATAAGAAAATACTAAATCGTCATGTGCATCGTCAGCATGTTCAGTTTTACCATTAGGTTTAACTACCATTGTACAAAGCTCATCATATATTTCTTTAGAATTGAACTTATCTCTATGATGTTGTACTCTTTGATGAAGAAGTTCGATTAAAAGATTACGAGTTTGCTTTGTAGATGTACCACCATATACTTTTACTTTTCGTGTTTTTCTACGTACAGCTGTACCATCAAATACTTCTTCTGTCATTCTATCTTTAATTTCATAATATAAATTTTTCTTGATAGAAGTTTTTAAAAGCATTTGAAGAACAGAAGAACCAAAACCATTTATGTTTAGAATTGATCGCAACTCAATTCCTCTAGTTAATTCTAGACACTCTTATTACAAGTAGTGATCAGATCATTTGTTCACCCATAAAATGGGGCAGTATTTTTCTTCCTCCATTAGCTTGAGGTTCTACTCTTCCGTAAGAAGATGATCGTTGAGCCTTAATCTTATTTAAAAATAATACCTGGAATTAAATACAAAAACATACATATTTTTATCTTCTTTTATAATAAAATTAATTCCAAATATTATTTTTTAAATTTAGATTATTGGTTGCTATACTTTGGCTTCTAACAAAGACTTAGGGTTTAACCATATCTTTATCCAAACTTTTTTTTCTGATTTCTCAACTATCACGATTGCTTTTTCAAGCTGCGTTGTAGTAAGTTTGGCTCTTAACCAGTGAGTCATAGCAATTAACACTGAAATCATAGCAGATTACTCTACTAGATGAGACTTTAGTTGCTCCGTTGTTTTCTATACATACGATAGCATTTTTAGCATATCCTGTTACAAATTGATATATTAAATCTGCCAATTCTGGCATAGTAATAAAATTATTTCTAAACGTAGCAATAACTTTGGTGGTCTCAGAATCTATAACTGTTATAGCTGAAGCATCTCTATGAACTCCAGAAGCTGTATCAACACCAATGATTAGTGGGTATGTAGACCCTACTGGTATTGTATCCCAAAATTTCATTTGGAATTGTCCAGACTTGCCAAAGAATAAAGTATATCTAGGTTCTTCTTTAACCATAGAAGCTATAACTTCTAGATCTTCTCTATTAAATGGGTTATTATCTGCCATTTTAGCCCATTCAATTAATACTTCTCTTCGTATTTTAGACCAATCATTCTGTAAAAGTTTCACCATATTATCAAAATACTTAGCACCTTTACCAAGCATTTGATATGTATATCTTATATGCATGAAATTGGATTGCGTATTTGAATTGATTAAAGACATCAATTTATCATAAGGATAATCATAAAACGATTCATTCCACTGAGTAGCATTCTCTGTGATTTTATATGCAAATTGTCCTTCTCTAGTAGTAAGATCTCCTGGAGTTGATGTAATAAGCATTCCATATGGAGATCCATTTTTCTTTGCATTTTCTGATGCTGTAGAAAATGCAGGAGCAGCAGCTGTATATACTATATCATTATACGGTAAGAATGCAAACTCATCAAAATATAGTAATGGAACAGTAGCACCACGACCAGCACCATCAGCCAAAGCAGGAGTACGAGCACCTGGTAAAGTTGAAATCAAATTTCTATTTATTGGATTTTGTAGAGTTTCAGCAGTATTTGGTACTCTAACTTGTTTACCATCTCTACCTATAAGAGAATCCATTCTAAGATAATCTGGTAAAGCTGATCTTAAATTCTTTAATGATCTAAGATTAGATTTAGAGTCATCATGTTTCTTATTTGCAAATAATATTTTACTGTTTGTAGTACCAAAATTAAAAGCCCACAAATAAAAGCATAAAGCACTTATTGATTTACCTTGCTGTCTTGGAATACAAACCACTTGATTTATATTATATACAAACATATAACTCATTGCCAAATTAGCTCTTGTTAATTCATACAATTTACCAGAACCAGCTTGACCACCTTCTTCAGGTATTCTTATAACTTCTCTTATATAATACCAATAATTTACGCAGCATTCTTTAAGAATACGTAACTTCATTTCTCTTGATAGCATAGGATTATATGGATTCACTCCAGCTAATCCAGTATCATATAATAATAAGAAAAATGAATTATTTTTTATTCCTTTTGCTTTGAGAAAATAATGCATTTTTAAAAAACTCTGATTATTTGTATTATAATCATAATATACTTTAATTGGAGTTTGTACCACATTTAGTACAGCCATATATTATTCTCCCATTAATAAATTATTATGAAGTAAACATGATATGTAATAATAAAAATTATAGAGGTATAATTATGAAATCTGTAAATTATCATATTATATTTTTTGGAGTTATACTTGGAATTTTTATGCTTATAATAAAATCAAAAATTGAATATTATAAAGCTAAATCAAAAATAATGAATGAAAATATATCAGCAATAGCATCTAATAAAGAATTTATATCATGTATAATTCAATATATTAGAAAAAATCCTAATATATCAAACATATTAAATTCATATATTCCTTTTGAGATTTTTAGATATAGATGCTTAGAACAATTAAAAGAAGATTTTAAAAATGATTATAAAAATAATATAGAATTTTTACCAGATACAACAATAAAAAATCCTGTTGCTTATTTAGATATATTTCCATATTTTAAAACATTAGAATTAAAATTAGAAGTATTTACCAAAGCTATAGAATCTTTAAGTATAGAAAAAGAATTATTACAATTATATTCATATCATATAGAAAATAACATAAAAGAATTAGAAAAAGAAGAGAATAATATTATTATTTTCAATAAAACTTTTAATGATAATTATGAAAAAAATAATTTACCATTACACCCAGTAGAAAAAGATAAAAATAATTACGAAGACATAGAATATCCTGAAGAAATAGATTTTAATAAATTAATATCTATGGAAGTAGTAGAAGAATTTGATGATAATTTAAAAGAATTTTAATAAAAAATAAAACAGGGGTAGACTAATGTCTACCCCCATTCTTTTATTTATTTGTAAGATTTCTACCACAGAAAGGACAATACAAAGCTTCTAACTCTGCTAATTTTATATTGCCCTCACCATCTGCAAAATATGCTGCTAAGATTCCTGTCCATTTTTTATTATTACAAATAGGGCAATCATCCATCTTTTCTAATATAATAGACAGAATCTTATTTCTGCTTTTTATTCTTTTATTAGAAGCAGCATTTTTCAGTAATCTTTCTGTTTCGTTCTTATCTAATACATAAGACATCAATTTATCTGGATTATTTAAACAATCACAGCAAATTTCATCTTGCATATTAGGATTATCTTTTATTGCTTTTTCACATATAGAGCATCCATAATCTGCTCTATATAAAAAGAGCTCTTCATAAAGTTTATCTTTTTTGATTAGCTCTTCCATATACTTGTAATCTTTTGGAATATAGCATATCATATTATTTTACTTTACCCTCTGATCTTCTGCTACTCCGACAAAGATTTTGAATTTGTAGATTTTTCCATCTTTGGTCTCTGTCAGATACTTTGCAATATCATCCTGTTTAATATTCAAGGTGATATATGCAACCCTGTTTTCTTCTACCAGCCTTTTGATCTCTTCAGGCGTTATTCTGAAGATCACAGGATTTCCAGGAGCTCCATAGTTTTTCATGCACATCTTTGTGCCGTCCATACACTGAGCTTTGTATCCTGTAGCTTCAAAGGTTCCATCACACCTCTTCTTGCACCACTCACAATATCCATCTTCAACACATTCTGCATAAGCGCAGTTAGGCTGAAAATCTTTTCTCTTGGGAGGGGTGGGCTTCTTTACAAAAGTTTCAGTAGTTTCAGTTGTCGTGTTTTCATTGATCATGTTCATGTTCATTTCTTCACTCATTGTTTTTCTCCTTTTCAACAATTTTAACAAGTTTCTGAGTTTATATTATAACAGGATTATTCCTGATATAACCTTTCGCACCACTCATTGTAGTATGCCCACACTTTATGAGAATTTTTATTGGTACCTTTTTTATTATGCTTACCAGTATTGTATGAATAATAAGCATTTTCAGAAATACCATGATTTCCTACACAAATATTCATTTCATCCATTCCAGCACGAATATTTATATAATCATCATATTGTAACTCATCACAGGTTAATCCATGATATTCTGAAATTAAGCCTTTCTTTTTCAGATCTTTCCAATTACATGAATTAACTTGCATAATTCCAAGGTCTCTAGTACCATTTGAATTATAGTTGCTTCTTACTCTCCCTAAATCACTTTCCTGTTGCATTACACCTAACAGAAAAGCATAATAATGTTCTGGATCTGCTGGATAAAATTC